TCTAAATCTATTTAACATTTTCCTTATCGTCTAAGACCTGCTCTTCGGCGTTATTTAGTTTAATTATGCAAACGAAACAGACCCGAGCTGAATCCATATTTCATCATTGGCTGCTTTGCCCATGTAAAATTTGCCGTTAACGCTGTCGAATGCCAGATCACTCCCGCATTGAACCGCCAACAGCCCACTTGGATTTCCAGCTATCTCTGTGAGTCTCGGACGAGTAACAGGAGAACCTGTTAAACCGCGACCCATTCCGTCTACCGTTCCTAATACTAAACTTCCTGTGGTGTTTGTGCCCATTTTTACTCCTTTATTTAAATAAAATTACATCTAAAAAAATTAATGATGCAAAATAAAAAATATATTTAAGCTGTAGTTATTTTGGAGACCGCTTTCGATCGAATAAGGGTTGCTGCAATTCTCATTGTGACCAGTGCTCCCTGCATATCAAATGTAGGCAAGTTAAAGTTTTCAACTGTCAAATCTCTCTTTATAGCTAATCCGTAAGCATACTCTCTGTCAAAAATATACGCATATTTAGCGTATGTTGAAGACGGAGCTGCATTTGTAGAAAAGCGTATAACATTTAATCCGAACAGCTTACCAACAAAACCTCTTTCTAACATTTCACGACTGCCGAGTTTATCTGCCTCAACGAATGTATCGATATTTCTTAGATCCTGGACAACTTCATTTCCAGCCAACATGTCGGTTGGCGTATAGTCAGAGTCTTCAACATCGAACATACTCTCGGCGATATTTGCAATGGTAATTGCTGCTCCGCCAGCGGTTGTTGCATTTGCTCCATCCAAAGCTGTTAAAATCAGCGATGTTTCGAGTTCTGCAAATCTCTTTCCGGCTGTGCGAATATTGCGCTGCAATAATTCGAACTGCGAATCTTCCATCATTTCTCTTGTTATTCTGATAGAAACACCGTATTTAACTGGCGTGACTTCTGTTGCTGAATAACTTTGAGAGTCCAATGGAACTTCTGCACCTTCTTCAACTCTTCTCACGTCCATGGTATCCTCATCTTCAAGATTGTAGTAAAATGAACTACCTTGAATTTGTGATGGTCCCATGACCCAGGCAGCCAATTCTCTTGGAATTAGATTCTTGTCAACTTCCTCAACCATCATAGTGATAAGTCGAGGTATTAACAACTGACCTGCTACTCCGTCATCTGTGTTAAGGTATTCTTGAATTCTTTGAAATGCCATTTACAGACCGAATAGGTGAACAAGTGTGTAAAGCGCAGTTCCGCTTGCAGATGGTGTCATTGACCTTCCAATTGGAACAATACTACCGGTTGTGTCCAATCCAACTCCTCTAACGCCGGGCGTTGTACCTGAGACATAAATCACTGCATGACCACCAGAACATATTCCGGCTGCCCTACAGAGATAAGCTCCTCGCGTTGCAACGGTTGTATACCCGCCGGATTCTGCATTGAGCAGAGCGATACCATTAATAAAATGGCCACCGACTGGAACTGCCGCAACTAAATCGTCCGGGCTATAGCTGGATATTTGACTTCCAACTCCGTTCGCCGTTCCATCAAAAAAGACAAAATCTCCACCTGAAATAACAGCGTTACATTTCGCTGTTACTGTTCTTGGAACCCCACCATCAAAAACAGGCACTGCTCCCAATGTATTTATTGGCATTAGTACTTGTTGCGAACGATGGTAAGTGCGTCTCCGTAAAGACTACCACTTTCTTTTAGGATTTTGAAATTCTTCTCTTCGGTTATTTCTTCTTCACCTTCGTTGTCATTGTTTTCATCTTCCTCATCTGAATCCTGTTCTTTCACAATCTTCTTTGCCTTGTTATTCTCACTGTGCTTAACCGGTTCTTCTGATTTGATTTCTTCTTTGACTTCTTCGGTTTTTACTTCATCAACGTCGGCTTCTTTGACTTTCAAATTATCTAATTTTTCAGACAAATTGCTTAATTGCAAAGTAATGTCAGAAATAACTTTGTCGAATTTTTTCTCTTCCACAAAAGATTGGTTTTCTTCACTCATTTGTTCGCTTGACCTCCTTTCATATTTTTGAACATCACTCTCTTTAACATTAATTTGTTTCCATGCCAATTGAATTGCATTTTGAAAATTATTTGCACTTGACGAAATAGTAAACACTGCTTTATCGTCGGCTGGAACTGCAACCAAACTTAATTCTTTTATTTTAATTCCTCTTGTAATTAGTTGTCCTTCCTCTCCCTCTTCAATTCCAGAAATAGACGCTCCAATCGACACAGAATTAATTAATCCCTGTTTTATTTTTTTTCTGCATTTTTCATCAATCACTAATGCTTCAAATTCAATTGCTTGGTTTAAATCATTAAATACTCCGTTTCTAACTCTTCCGACAACAGAATCAACTCTGTTATCGTGATCAATTAACAACGGAATTCCTTTCATCGTTATTGCTGCTTTTGACAACTCTTCAGGTAAAAATAAATGATTATTATCGGTCAGTGTTGCATTAATTGCTGTTCCGCGAATCAAAAATTCGCCCTCTTCCCCGAAGCCTTCTCTAATTGGAACACTAAAACATAAATTTATATTCTCCATATTAAAATATTTCTTAATTATAAATGTGCTATTTACTTTAAATAAATTGATTAAAATGATATATACCTAAAGAAATTTAAAAATAACTTTTATTTCGGTATTTGCCGGTCCTATAACAGTAATTTTAAGCTTTTCTTCTAAATTATATGGTGCTGGAGAATATGGGATTCTATTTCCGTCGCAATCAATTGCATCATGTCGGATTACAAAATAAAATGTTTTTATCTCTTTTGATATTTTTGGAAAATTCGGAAGTTGCTTTAAATGCAATAACTTATAGCCTAATTCAGATTCAATTGCTATTTCAACTTGTGTTTTAGATTTGATTAAAATTGCATCAACTTTTCCCTCCGCCTTTGGTGTTTCTATTGTTAGAATACCATCGACACCGGTGTTTAATTCGAATTCTTTCATAACCATTTTATTCTTCCTTTAAATTAATATCGAAGTCTCTTATTTTTTGTGCATGTGTTTCTGAATTCACTCCTCTTGGCGTTTTTTTTGGGCGAACTTTAGCTTTGCTATCTGCCCATGCCTCGGTTCCGTGCAATGAATTTGATAATCCCTGAAACATCATTTGTTCGCGGCTTAATCCGTTAACTTGAATCGGATAATCTTCTGTTGCCAATGCGGTGCTTTTTGTATTTGCTTTTAAGATAATATCTGTGCAAAATGGATCGTGCACGAATACTTGCCGAGTTTGTTTAACTATCTTTACCATTCATTACCTCCTCTAAGAATATTTTATTCTGTTTTTCTTCCATTTTTTTTATCCAATTATTTAAACACGGCCCGCACAACCACATGCGGTTAACTAACGTAATCGCTTCGTTTCCGCAATTCATATAGTTTATACATTTAGGTCGATTTAAAATTTGACCTTGTGCTATTTCACTCATTCTATCACCGCCGTTGTAGAGCACCGGCAAGCTGTATGTATCGGTGGAAGATTCTGTCCTACCTGCGCCTCTGTTATTTTAAATATTTGTCCGTTTAAAGATGTGCATATTGGGCAGGTTCTGTCGCTTAGTGCTGATAAAAAGCTATATCTCTCAACTCTGTTTTCTTTGTATAGCTCGATTTGTGCTTTGTTTGCTAATCTCACTGTTTCGGTTCGTGCTATCGCATTGGCACGAGCTAATCCGGTTAACACAACCCTTCCGTCAACTATTCGGTCTTTAAGATCCATATCTCTTATTAATCTTTGTTCGATTTGTCTGATTGTTTCATTATTTTTAAAAGCCTCTCTTAAGATAGCCTTTAGTTTTTCTATTTCGGTTTGCGTTAGTAATCCATTTAAAACATCCTCGCGCGTTACGGCTCTTAGTGTTTCAAAATTATCTTTGCCTAAAATAGTTAAGATTCGAATTAAATAATCCTGATACGTAAATCCTTGAAATTCTTTTAAGTTAACAAATTCTTGTAATGTCATATCGGACTCGCTTATTTGATGACTTTGTTGATTTCTTGCTG